AAGCATACAAAATTTTAATTAATTCTTGTTTAGTCATTTGGACTCCTTTCTGAACATGTAAAGTCATGGAGTAGTTAAGAAATCTTAAAGATAAATCAAGGGGGTAAATATGAATTTTAGAAAAACCATAATATCCATATTTGAATTTTTAAAGTTAAACTGGTTTAAAATACTTCTGTTGCTTGCAATTTTGTATGTCGGTAATAAAATAGTTGATGAAATACATCGCATAGATTTTCAACCACAATGCGAATGTGATTGCCGTCAATGGTAAAGGAGAAAATATGAAAAAAATATTTGCAGCACTTGTTTTATTTTTTATCGGTCAGATGTGTTTGGCTGATTATCCTATATACAAAGAGTCAGGCGGTTTGTATATTCAAAACGGCAACACAACAATAGCACCTAATGGAGATTTGCACTTTACTTATGGCAACACAACAATAGCACCTGATAAAACCTATTACAATTATGGGAATACCTCATTCGGTTCTGATAGTTCAATTCAATATAAAAGTAAAAATTTTATATATGAGTCAGATGATGAAAATTTAAAACCTTATTATCAAAGATGATGCGAACGCATGATTTGTTTTTATGCAGTTGCAATGCGAACGCAATGCAAACGCAATGCGAACGCATGAATACATGCAATGCGAATGCAATGCGAACGCATGAACGGTAGCAATGCTAATAAAATTTTTTAGCAATGCCATAAAATAAAATTAAATAAAATTAAATAAAATAAAATAATAAAAATAATAAATTATTTTTATAACAGAGGATAAACAAAAAGGTTTATAAAAACTCTTTTTTAAAGCGGTATGCAGCGATGCAGCCGCTTTTCTTGTTTGTTCGCATTAAACGAGTTGCACAGCAAGGCTCATCGCCTTGCCGTTCACTCTCTGCTCACAAGCCGCTTTTTTATTCATAAATAAGCAAGTAGTCAAAAATCAATGTCAAGCAAAAAATGATAAATGTAAACAAATGTAAACATGAATTTTTATTAGGAATGACAAGCATTTGAAACAAATTTTCAAAAAATCAATAAATCAATCAACGAGATTTTTTATTCAAAAAAGTTTTAAACTGCAAAATGTAAATTTCAGAAAAATTTTTTCTGAAAGTAGATAGGTGAAATAGAATTGGAAACTCATCACTCCCTATCGGTGTAAAGAGGTTAATAATGCCTTTTTTACATTCACAATAAGAAAGAGAGAAAAATGGATTTAGTTTGCAACAATGACAAAACTGTCATCAATAAAGTTGATGTATGGTTCTTGAAAGATATTAAAAACTTTACGGCAAGAAAAATAATCATCGGATTATGTCCGAGATGTCGCAGACCTGTTGCAACTCTCATTGAAAAAAGAATATCAGACGGGCAAATATTTACTGATGAAAATATATCAGATAATGCAGCGGTTAAACTTATAAACCGTGAGTCAAAAAGAGCATTGTGTAAATATTTCAAAGTTGAAACTAAGTCATTGAGCGGTTGGGTGTACGGTGTAAATACCGAAATAAGAAATAAAAAAGGCGAAACAACACAAGTCAGACAATACTCTTCCGACTTTTATGGCAATAAATCAATAGTAAAAAAACAAAAAATATAGGTTCTCTCTTCTTATTTAAAACTCCGATAACTCTTTAAAGTAGAGAGTACCTGCTTTAAAGAGTTAAAGGATTATTTTATGACCGATGAAACAAAAAAAGGATTAGAAGATTTTGAGCCGGAACTGCCTGAACTGACTATGCAGCAAAATGCTTTTGTCAAACTCATCTCTCAGGGTTATATCCCGACTGATGCTTACATTGAGGCATATAATTGCACAGGCAAACGTGCAACCGCTTATGTCGAGGCATCAAAATTATTAAAACACCCTAAGATTACCCCATGGATTGAGTATTACAAGCAAGTCATGAAAGACCATATCAAAAATGAAATTAAATACTCCATTGATGATGCCTTTACCGAATTTGAAGAAATGAAACTTATTGCCCTGCAAAGTGTTGACCAATACGGCAGACCAAATGTGCAGGCAGCAAATAAAGCAATAGAAATGAAATGCAAACTCAAAGGACTCATGAGCGATGACACTATAAACAACAACTCAATCACAATGCAAATGGGTGATGTTGAGGTTGATGGTATTCCGCTCAGGTTCAATATAGGTGATGATACTGATGCAGACAGCAAGACTGAAACTTCCGAAGATACTTGATATACCACCTAAGTTGTATCCTGTTCTTTTAGAGTTAAATCAGCATCCGCTTTTTTTAATCGAGGGCGGCAGAGGTTCAGGCAAAACTCATACAATCGGCAGAATAATCCTCTATCTCGGAGAACAAAGAAAAATAAGAGTCTGCTGCGGTCGTGTTATCAAAGACTCAGTAAAACAATCAGTCCTGACATTATTCAAAGACATCATCACTCAATATAATCTCGATTACGAAATATCTGAGTCGCAAATTGTTCATAGAAAAACAGGTTCAATAATATTTTTCAAAGGTTTTAGAGAACAAGAAATCGTAAACATCAAAGGTCTTGAGGGTGTTGACATTTTGTGGATTGATGAGGCAGAAACCGTAACAAAAAGAGCGGTTGATGTTATTGTTCCGACAATAAGAAAAGAAAATTCAGTCATCATTTTCACAATGAACAGGTTTGTCAAATCCGATGCCGTTTATCAATTCTGTATCTCAAGACCTAACTGCTTGCACATTCACATAAATTATTTTGAAAATCCATACTGCCCTCAAAAGTTGATAGATGAGGCAGAGGCATGCAAAGCCGCAAATATGTCAGACTACAATCATATTTGGCTCGGATTACCTTTAGAACAAGGTTCAGATTATTTGATTGCATCATCAAAAATTGAAGAGGCAAAAAATCTCAAATGGAATGATGAAAGACATCCGAATAATTCAATTATGGCAGTTGACTTCTCTGCATCAGGCGGCGACTTATGTGTTGCAAAAAGACTCATTCAAAGGTCAATGACAGTATGGGAAGAGGCAGAAACAATCGCATGGTCTGAACCTGATACCGATATTACAAAGGGTAAGGTTATGAACCTTTACGGTAAATGGAAACCTAATCTGCTCATCGGCGATGCTGACGGACTCGGCTATCCGATTATGTGTTCCCTTAAAAATACTTTAGAAAATGTTGCTCTCTTCCGTGGTGCTATGCAAGCGAAGAATGACACAAACGGCAATGCAAGAGCAGATGGTTATATGGCAGTAAAGGAAATGCTTGAATGCGGCTTTCTTAAACTCAATGACCATAATTGTGCAAGACAACTTGAATACATGAAAATCAAATATAGACCTCAATCAGGTTCAATTCTGATTATGGATAAAAAGGAAATCAGAAAAGAACAAAATGAGTCGCCTGACTATTCGGATACTCTGATGATGGCTATTTACGGGATTTATTTTTATCCTCATTACTTTATTTCAAATAGAGGCAGAGAGGATTATTCAAACTTTAAACTCGATACCGAGTTCGATATTTATGACTAAACAATAAGGAGAAATGATTATGTGTTCAACACCAAGTATGCCTAAAGCTGATAATGCAGCTGAGCAAAAAACCATAGCGACACCAACTCTTGCTGATGCAAGTGTTACAAAAGCATCTACAAACACAAGAAACAAAACAGCATCTATGGCAAGCAGAAATATTAAAACAACTGCAAGAGGATTGTCTGATGATGCACAAACTCAGAAAAAAGGATTGTTAGGAGATTAGTGATGCAAAAAGGTTTAGAAACTGACGAAAAACAAGAAAAACCTACACAACAAAGAAAACCGAAAAACTTTGTCTATAAACCCGAATACTTTGAAAAAAGACGGTCGCAATTAGACAATACTTTCAATCAGATTAAACCTGATTTGCAAGAATTATCGGAATACTTTGCACCACGCATGAGCAGATTTCTTGTTAACGATATAAACAAACCTATTAAAAAATCAAAAAAAATACTTGACTCAATAACATTGACAGCAGTAAAAAATTTTGCATCAGGTATGCAGTCAGGTGCAACATCTGCTGCAACAAAATGGTTTAAAGTTCAAATGAAAAGAAAAGAACTTAACCAAATACCTGAGGCTAAACAATGGTGTGCTGATGAAGAAGAGTTGTTGCGTAGAATACTCGCTGACTCTAATTTCTATCAGTTAATGCTCGGGGCATATAAGCAACTTGGTTCATATTCTTTTGCTTGTTTACAGATGGAACCCGACTACAATACTGTTGTTAATTTCAAACTTTTGCCTGTCGGTTCATATAGATATGCAAAAGATAACAGAGGCGAAATTGATACACTATGCAAAAACTTTAAAGAGTCTGCAAAAAATATCGTTGAAAAATACGGATATGAAAATTGCTCTCAAGAGGTTCAAACTGCATACGACAACAATAACGATGCGTATTTTGAGTTAGTTTATTTTGTTGAAAAAAATAAAGAATATAATCCTAATTCTCCACTGTCAAAATTCAAGAAATTTAAAGCCGTTACATATCAGGTCGGGCAGGATAAATTCCTTGAAAATAAAGGATTTGACAGATTTCCTTTTGCAATCTTTGAGGCAGAGGTTAACGGTGAAGATAATTACCCATCAAATTGTCCAGGGATTGAGGCATTGCCTGATGCTAAGCAACTAATGATGCAAGTTAAGGAATACTCAAAAGCAATTAAAAAACTTGTATCTCCTCTTTATAAAGGTCCTGCATCTTTATTAAAAGCAAAAGGAATTGCTGTTGATGCTCCGGGGCAGATTGTTCCTGAAGATGAACAAGGAAGAGGAATTTCAACAGTGTATGAGGTTAATCCTCGTATATTAGAATTAAAGCAAAGCAATGACGAACTCAAAGAAATAATCAAAGAACATTTCTACAATGATTTATTTGCAGTTATTTTAAACACGGCAGAAAGAGGCAGAACTGCAACTGAGGTCAATGAGGTTAAAGAAGAAAAAATGGTTCTTTTATCTCCATTGTTAGATCAGGTGCATAAAGGACTCAGAACCGTTCATGATTGGATTTTCTATGAAACAATAAGAGTCGGTATTATGCCGCAACCACCTGAGGAAATCCAGACAGAAGAGATGGAAATTGAATTTATTTCTGCTCTCGCTCTTGCACAAAAAATAAAAGGCATTTCAGGTATTGAAAGATTTACCACATTTACAACAAATCTCGCAGCATCTATTGACCCGACTCTTGTATATAAAATCAATGGTGACCAAATTATTGATGATTATGCAGAAATTGCAAATATAAATCCTGCTCATGTTATTCCGACCGAAGATGTAAACAAAAGAAGAGAACAAATTGCACAACAGCAAGCACAGCAACAAGCACAAGAACAAGCTCTTCAAAGTTTACAGGCAGGCACCGAGGCAATTAAAAACATGGGCGGTGTTGACTCTATCGGGGGAGATTTAATGACTCGTATGGGTATGTGATAGTTATACATTATATCATCTCAGAGGATTGCAACTCTGAGTAATCAACAATCGCAATCCTCTTATTTTTTTGGAGAAATTTATGGATAAAAGAGAATTACAAGTTCTCTCTAATGTCCTAAATCATGAATACGGCTTTAAGTTTGTTTTACTTTTGCTCAACAAACTCGGGGCATTTGATTATTCAATCAATCGGAATTTATCTGACCGTGATGTATTTATGCACTTAGGCAAAAGAGAGCAAGGGTGTTGGCTATTGGATTGCTGCCATAAAGCCAACTCAGAAAAGTATATGGAACTGTTGGCACAACAAGAAAAGGAGAATTAAATGGAAACCAATGAAACAAACACAGCAGCAGAAAATGCAGGTCTTAATGATGGTGAAAATATCACCGACAATCAAAATGCTGCAAATGAACAAAATCAAGACCTGAACAATGCAGGTGAGGGAAATGATACCACCGGAAATAATGACGGTGAAAACAACGACAATCCCGATGAAGATGGTAAATATGGCTCACCTGAAAATTACGACTATTCAACCGTTACATTGCCTGAGGGTATGCAACTTGATGAGGAACTCGTAAACGAATTTAATCCGTTAGCTAAAGAACTGAATTTGTCTAATGACTCAGCGAATAAACTCATGGCTCTCGGTGTTAAGTTGGCTCAAAAGAATGCAGCAACATTCAGAGAGGCAACACAGCAAGCAGCGATTGCAGAAAAAAATTCGTATCTTGAGCAATTAAACAACGACAAAGATTTGAATGTTCTGAATACTGACGATTATAACAAGTATCTTGATGTTGCAAATCAAGGTTATAACGCAGTTGCTACAAAGGAATTTAAAGCATTTGTTAATGCTAAAGGTCTGACACACCACCCTGAATTTATCAAAGTGTTTCACAAAATCGGTGAATTATGTTCAGACTCTTCAATTCCTGATGCGAAGATACCGCCATCAGCAGAAAAATCCGCTGCGGATATTCTTTATGGCAACACTCCATCAGGTGAACAGGGTTAGGATTTGCCTGTAAATCAAAATCCGTAGGTACAACAAAAAAGTAGAAAAGGAGAAAGAAAAATGGCTACTAAAGGAAACACTTATCCATCTTTAAAAGACTATTACTCTCAATTAGAGGGTGATGGAAAGATTACATCTACCATTATTGATTTATTTGTTCAGTCAAATACAATCCTTGAAGATGCAATCGCTATTGAATGTAATGACGGTACAAACCACAAAACAACAGTTAGAAACGGATTGCCTGAACCACAATTCAGAAAATTCTATCAAGGTGCTAAATGCACTAAGGGAGAATATACAACCGTTACTGATGGTACTGCAATGTTATCAGATTACTCAAATGTTGATAAAGACCTTGCAGACTTGAACGGTAATACAAACCAATTCAGATTGAATGAAGCAGATGCTCACATTCAAGGTATGAATAACACCGTACAAGAAAACATCATCTATGGTAATAAAGGTAAAAACGCATCTGCCTTTGACGGCTTTGCAACAAGATATAACCAAATCTCAACAACAAAAGGTGATATTGGTTATCAGGTTATTGATGCAGGCGGTACAGGCACGGATAACACATCAATCTATTTGATAGGTTGGGGTGAAAAATCTGCTCACTTAATCTATCCGAAAGGTTCAAAAGCAGGTCTTGAACACAAAGACCTTGGCGAAGAAACCGTTAAAGATGGAAATGGTGATGAATATCAAGCATACAGAGATTACTTCTCTTGGAAACTTGGTTTATCCGTTAGAAATTACAGAGCATCAGGTCGTATTGCTAATATTAAAGTTGGTAATCTTGGCACGGCAAATGCTGCTGATATTCTTACTGAAATGGTTAAATTATATCATCGCTGCAAAAAACACGCAAAAATTGCTAAAGCTAAAATGGTATGGTATGTAAACGAAACAATCGAAACATACTTACACTTGCAGGCAATGCAAAAAACAAATGTTCGCTTGACTCTTGATGAGGTTGACGGACAACCTATTGTAAAATTCTTGGGCATTCCTGTTAAATGCTGCGATGCAATCCTCGATACTGAGGCAAGAATTGTTTAATCACCTCTACAACAAACCAAACCGATAGCAGAGCGGTAAAACTCTGCTGCTTATTAGTACACAAAACATAAGGAGAAATAAAAATGCTATTAGATATGGAAACATTATTTTCTGATGCTCAAGCAGTTACTGCATCAGCAGCATCAACAAATGTCATTCACACTGCAGCAGGGAAATTAAAAGAGATTTCTTTCGGTCAGCCGATGCCTCTTTTAGTTCAAGTTGTTGAAGATTTTGCAACTTGTACCTCTGTTAAAGTTGGGGTACAAACTGCAACCGATGAGGCATTCACCTCACCTGTTACTCTTGCTGAAACAGCAGCAGTTGCAGTTGCAGATTTGAAAGCAGGGTTTAAATTCCCTATCAACTTTATGCCTAAGGGTAATCTTGGCTATACAAGATTGTATTACACCGTAGCAGGCAACAATGCAACAGCAGGTAAAATCACAGCAGGATTTGTCGCTGCTCATGACAATTCTTATCAGGATATGTAATGACCAAAAGATTGCCGCTTGATTTTTCAGGCGGCAACCTTTTTACACGAAACCGAAAACAAAGTATTACACCAAAAAGAAAAGGAGAAACTTATGAAAGTTATATGTAAAATCAGAGCATTTTGGGATGGTGAAATAATCAAACCAGGGCAAATTGTTGAAATAAAAGGCAAGGATGTTCCTTGTTGGGCAAAACCTTTAAACGGTAAAGCACCCGAACCAAAAGAAGATGAAAACGGTAAAGCACCTGAACAAAAAGAAGATGAAAACGGTAAAGCACCTGAACAAAACGAAAATAATGTTCCTGAAGATAATAAAAAAGATGAGGTCAATCCTCTTATTGCTCAAGAACTTGCAGGGAAAAATGAAAGTGAACTCAATGCAATTCTTGAAGAATTAAGAACTGAGGCACTCGATAAAAATATTACAGTTGATGCAGAAAATAAAACTGTAATTGAACAAATCAACGAATTAAAAATAAAACTTGGAAAGGTAAACAAATAATGTGTGATTTTGGGATTTCCGCTATTGTTACATCGGTTGTTGCTACCGTATTGAGTACAACCATGGGAGTAATATCAAGTGTTCAGCAGGGTAAAGCTGCTCAAGCACAAATGGATTATCAAGCTGAAATAAACCGAAGAAATGCAAAAAAAGCTCAGCAAAATGCTGAGGATAAGCGGCAAGAGGGCATTGAAGAGGCACGAATGACTCGGCTCAAAACTGCTCAAAAAGTCGGATTGCAACAAGCATCACTCGCTGCAAACGGTGTTGATGTTTCTGAGGGTACGGCTCTTGATATGATTGAGGATACTTCTGCCATGGGCGAACTTGATGCTCTGACTACTCGCTACAATTATGAAAAGCATGCACTTGCATTTGACGAGCAAGCAAACAACTTTAATAATCAAGCAGATCTCGATGTTTTTGCAGGGCAGAATGCTTATCGCTCAGGAATGATGAATGCAGTTGGTACAGGTCTTAACGGACTTGGGCAGGCAGCAGGTGTTTCTGCAAAGTGGTATGGCGAAAATTCTCTCGGTAAAAACACCAACGGAGTACCAACCGAATACACAGGCACAAAAGTCGCTAATAGCAGACAAATGCAAAAAAATGGCTATCTTGGCACATTGCCGACTTTTTAAGATAAGGAATTAAAACAATGGCATTTTCAAAGACAAAAATATTTAATATAGCATTAAGCAATCTCGGTGTTTCTGCACCGCTGCAAAACAGCATTGAAGAAAACCCGAATGCAATTCTCATGAATAACTATTATGACCTTGCAAGAGATACAGTCCTTGAGGCACATGAATGGTCTTTTGCAACAGCATTCAAAGAGATGTCTGTTGCACATGAGGAAAATCAGAATAAGAATTATCAATATTCATTCACTTATCCGAATGACTGCATCTCTCCGAGAGCAATAATTGATTTTGCAGATAATAAAGAAAAGAAATTTGAACCTGTTATCGACTCAAATGGTGAAAAGGTTATCCTGACAAATTGCAATCCGTGCTTACTGAGATATACAAAAAGAGTTACAAATGAAACTTTCTTTCCGGCTGCCTTTGTTAATGCCCTTGCTTTTTATCTCGCATATTTGGCTGCTCAAGTTGTAACCGGCTCAAACAACAAAAAGAATACAAACTTGCAGGATTATCAAATTGCGATAAGACAGGCAATCGTTACTGATGCAAGAAAAACAACAAATCATGATGAAGATGATAAATGCTACACGGATGCAAGAGGTTAGGCAATGGGTACAAGAATAACTCAATCAAGTTTTACAAGAGGTGAACTCTCTCCTCGATTAGATGCAAGAACGCAACTTGAACAATATGGGATAGGATTGAAAATTGCAAAAAATGCAATTATTCATCAAGAGGGCGGTATTTCAAACCGTATGGGATTAGAATATTGCGGAGTCGCTAAGCATAACAACAAAGCAACTCGCTTGATAAAATTTGTTTTTAATTCAGAGCAGACTTATATGCTTGAATTTGGTCATCAATACATGAGAGTTTTAAAAGATGGTGGCTATGTCATATATCCGTCAGGTCATGAACATGAGGGAGAAATTTTTGAAATATCTACACCATACAACTCTACTGACCTCGCAAAACTTAAAAGGTCGCAATCAGGCGATATTCTGACATTGACACATCCGAACTATCAACCAAAAACCATATCAAGATATGCTCATCATGACTGGAGAATTGAAAACACAGTCATTGCACCATCTGTTGCAGCACCAACAAATGTATCGGCATCAATGCACTGGGGGCAAGGTGCAGACCAAAAAGCAAATACAAGGAATTATAATTATATTGTTACTGCGGTTGATAGTAATAATGAAGAGTCAAAAAGGTCATCTGCTGCAAAAGTAAAAGGACATCGTGAGGCAAGTTGGTTGGCTGATGAATATATCACTGTTACCTGGTCTGCTGTTACAGGTGCTACCGAATACAATGTATATCGAGAGGTTAATGGTGTATATGGATATGTTGGAACTGCGAATACAACATCTTTTACTGATGACAATATAGAACCTGATTTGCAATCAACTGCACCTGTTTACAAAAATCCGTTTGCAACTGCAAATGATTATCCATCTTGCTCTGCATATTTTCAGCAAAGAAAAATGTATGCAAATTCAAAAAACTCTCCTCAAACATTGTGGTCATCACAAACAGCAGCACCGAATAACTTCAATGTTTCAAGACCATTAGTCGCAACCGATGCGGTTACACTTGTAATGGATGATAGAGAGGTTAATGAAATAAGACATCTCATTCCGATGAAAGATTTAATTGTTCTGACATCTAATTCAGAATGGAAAGTAAACGGAACTGACGGAGTATTTCAGGCAAATCCGATGCCTGCAGCCGTTATTCAATCTTGTTATGGTGCATCTCATATTGAGCCAGTTGTTTCAGGTTCAATGGTGATTTTTGTTCAGGCAGGCGGTTCAGTCATCAGAGATTTGGGTTATGACATTATGACCGAGGGATATGATGGTGATGAATTATCATTGTTCTCCTCTCATCTTTTTGAGGGCAAAGAGGTCGTATCTATGGCATACGCAAAAGAACCATACAGATTATTATTTGTTGTTTTCAACGATGGAACTGCCGCAACTATGACATACAACAAAAAACAAAAATTATGCGGTTGGACTCAACTTGTTACAAAAGGTTCTTTTGAGTGTGTTGATGTAGTCAGAGAGGGTTTGGAAGATGTTGCATATTTTGTTATTAAAAGAAATATCAACGGTCAGGATGTTAAATTTATTGAAAGAACAAAAACAAGAATTATAAAAGACGCATCACAAGGATTTTTGGTTGATTGCGGTCTATCTGCAAACTTTGTAAATCCTGTATCTACAATCAGAGGACTTGACCATCTTGAGGGTGAAAAAGTCATCTGCAATGTCAATGGTGGTATTATTGACGGACTAACAGTTGAAAATGGTTCTATTACATTGCCGAATGGTAAAAAAGCATCTTCAATCGTAGTCGGCTTACCTTATGAATTTGAACTTGAAACTCTAAATGTTGAGGGCGAAAATACTCAAGGATTGAAAAAAATTATCAATCAAGTCAGTGTAAAAATATATAATTCAAGAGAGGATTTCGTCTTTTGCGGTGCTGATGGTTCTGAGTTCAGGCATTCAAGATGTGATGACTCGATAAACCATGCAGGGCATCTGTATTCAAAAGATATAGCATCAACAGTTTTTGCTCTACCGAAAACCGATGCAACCATAAAAGTAAAACAAACTTATCCGCTGCCGCTGACTATTTTGTCAATCAGTGCAGTTGTTGATGTTCAGAATAATGAGAATGACTAATGATGTATCGCAAACAAAAAAATGAAAAAGATGTTCTATATATTCTTGACCATCTGAGAGAATTTGATAAAAAAGAAGTTCAAGCAGTCCATGGTGAGAAATGGAGAGAAAAGGTATTTGAACAAATCATGCAGACTGATTTTGATGTTCTGATGGGAATAAACTCTGAGGGTGATGTTCCTGTTTGCATGGGTGGTGCTTGTCATTTAGAAAAGGATGAGCAAGGAGTTGGTGTTGTTTGGTTATTATGCACTGATGACATCAGCAATCATCCGATAGTGCTGTTAAGAGAACTCAAAAAGGAATTTAAAAAATACGATAAGCAATTTTGGTTCTTATATAACTTTATGCTCGCAGAAGATAAACAGGCAAAAAGTTGGCTCAAATGGTTGGGATTTGATTTTTCAATGCCTCGACCTAAACCCCTTGAACCATTTATGATGAAAGGATTTGATTTTTTTTATCGGATTAGAAAACCGAAAGGACTTGAATGATGAGTAAAGTAATTGAATTTAAAACACGAAAAGAGCAACTCTCGGAATGGTTCAAAGAGGTTGTTAGTCAAAATGGTTTGCTCGAGCAAGATGTTCAGTCTGCTCTTTTCCTGTGGGAAAAGAAAGACAAAGACGGCACATCAACCTGCATGCACGCAAGATATAACTGTGATATTGACAATTTTGAATGGTTTAAAAGGTGCATTGAAGAGCAAAGTTTTAAAAACAAAGTAGCAGATTTTTTAAAAGAAAATATAAACGATTTTCTAAAATATGTAAACTAAGGAGAAATATATGCCGCAAGTACCAACATACGGAAGAGAAGAAAGATTGAACGGTGCAGCAAGACCTTATGAACACTATAATCTTAACGGTTATATGTTCGGGCAAGGTCAGGCACAAGCATTGGCAAATGCAGGGCAAGGTTTAAATCAAATTGCTGCTGCTGCCGTAAAAATAAGCGATACCATTGAACACACAAAAGGTATGGAGTTCAATAATGCAATAGAGAAATGGAAACAAGACAACTTGCTTGATAAAGAAAACGGATATTTTTCAAAGCAAGGTGCAGATGCAGCAGGGAAATCTCCTGAGATTATGCAGAATTATGATGATTTTGTTGCAGGTTGGATGAAAGAACATAAAGTATCAAGATTTACGACCAAAAGATTACAAGAAATAGCAACAAGCAAAAGAACAGGTATTTTAAACAATACAACTGCCCACGACCTGCAAGAAACAAATAAATGGGCAGATACCGAGGGAAAACTCGGAATTGAAAACGCAATATCAAATATAGTTGCAGAAAGAAATAATCCTGAGGGTATAAAAACTCAACTTGAAAATATCAAGCAAATTACACGGTGGAAAGGTGGTTTGCAAAATCTTGATGCAAAAACTGTTGAATTGCAAACTCGTGATAATATCTCGCAAGCATTATGTGCAATACTTGAAACAAAAATGCAAGAAAATCCGGCAGAGGCAAAAGCATTTTTTGAAAAACATCGGGAAGATATAAACTCAAATCTGCATTCACGTTATTTGGCTGCAATAGACCAACAAGAGCGAAAATATCAGGCACGAGAAATGGCATCAATGATTGTCAACAAATATTCAAACGAACAAGATGCAATAAAAGCAGCAGAGGCAATCGAAGATATTGAGATGTCCGATGCCGTATTGTCAAGAGTCAAAAGGCATTTCTCTCAAGAGGAACATTTCAAAAATTTGCAACAAAGAGAGTCGCTTGATAATTTCTATAATAAAGCAGTTATTGCAGCACAAAGCGGTCAAACTTTATCTTATGATGATATACCCGATGACCTTGACCCTCACATGAAACTGCAACTGATGAATTATGTTAATTCAAACGGACAACCTGAAACTGATGACCAAGTATGGGAAACTTTATACAATATGTCAGTTAATGATGCTCAAGGATTTGTAAAAGAGGACTTGAATAAATACAGAGGATTTTTATCAGATAGCGAATATAAATCATTCCTGAAGAGGCAAGATGAAATTAAAACAGGCGGCTATTATACAAAAATTGAAGATGACAACAAGATGATAAACACTGCGTTAAAATCTATGGGATTGAGCGGCAACACCTCAGTTTTTGGATTGACAGGCAAAAATAAAGATATTGCTTATTCTGAAATAAGAGCAATGGTCAGAGAACTTGAGGCACGCAAAGGCAGAAAAATAACTGATGGAGAACTTGAAAACATAACAAGTTCTCTTGGATATAAAGGTAAAGATGGAGTTCAACTCTATAAGCAACTTGAAAAAGGAATGCGTGAAAAGGTCGGATTTATCCGTGATGTTATGAATGATTTTACATACTATCAATCAAGACATAATGGAGAAATGCCATCTGATGAAGAAAAAATGAAAATCATAAATAATCGCATCAATATGAAAGTACAGGAGAAAAAATCTCAAGCACAACAAAATATTGATAACGTAAAATCTAATGCAACAACAATGCGAAATATCGCATATACAATACCAAAGCCAAATGAACAAAAAGTTCTGACGTATTTTGCGGACAATCAAATTCCTACAATCAGTAAACAGTTAGGACTTAAATTGACCGTAACAAGCAGATATAGAAATCAGGCAGGTTCTCACCATGCAGAGGGAAGAGCAGCAGACGTTTCAATGTCCGAACATAATGTTCAAAATCGTATAAAAATTTATGAAAGATTGCTTGCTCTTCCAACAATTCAAGCAATAGGCACATCTGACCCGAATATTTTGGCTCATTTCAACGGTAATTCAAAAATTATAGATGAAAGAAAATATGACAAACAACACGGTACTAATCATGTAAATCATGCACATGTAACCTTATACAATATAAATCCAGGTACACAGCCAAAAGTTGCAAACAACGGTGTATATAGATTTTAGCACAGGAGAAAAGGATGACAGTTGATATAACACAAGAAGAAATGAACATCTTAAACCTCAATGGTATTTCAGCCGATGAGGTTAGGGATAATATTCAATATATGAGAGGAACAGGACTTGATGATGCAACAATCAGAAATCAATATTCTGATACTATAAATCAGTTAAGACCTATAACAAAAATATCTCCGAATGATACTGCAAATATTAAAAAATGGCAGGATAAAGGCGGCATAACTCCATTTGAGTATGCAGGCAAAAAGGCAGTTGAGTTCAATGGAACATACAGCAATATTGATAATAATGCTAATTTTTCAAAAGCTGAAAATGCTTTAAGAAACAGTAAACAAAATCAGACTGCTGCCGATAGAATTGCAAATATTGAAAAAGAAAAAGCAGAACGCAACAAAAGAGTAAACGAGGGAACAGCATCATTTTTAGATAGAGTTGGTGCTGCTCTTGACAGAATGGGTGAGGCAAGTTATCAGGCACAAACAAATCCGACATTCAATGACCCGACTCTTGTCATGGCAGGTGTTGACCGTACAGGCAAAAAACTGCATGAGGTTGATAAATCAAAGCAGATAAACTTTTCAGAGTCACTCGGCAATAGTTTTATGACTGGTGGATGGGTGCCGTTTGTTGGCGGTTTTCTTGAAAAAGCAGACGATAAAAAACAAAGAGAAATTCAGGAACATATTTTAAAAGGCGAACCGATAAGACAAGACGAATTAAATTTTCTCAACCATAGACTTGAAGAACAAAAAGAAGAGGCAGTCAGAGGATACACTTGGGGCGGTAATGTTGCTCATGATTTTCTTCCATCTTTAGTGAGATTTGGTGGAGAAATTGCATCAGGCGGTTGGGTACTAAAATCACTGGGTTGGTCTGCTGAACTTGCTGAGGGTGCATCTCTCACCGAAAAAGTTGCTCATGGGCTAAAATCTATGGCTGCATCAGGTGCAGTCAATACAGTGCTGCCAACATCTTATAATGATACTTATGCAAATTATCAGGGTAGATTGCTTGAAAAAGGAATGGAATTGACCGACAAAGGTACATGGATTTTTAAAGAGTCTGACGAAAAACCTGCAATCTCATTTTTAAAATCGCTCGGGCAAACTTTTGTGATGTTTGCATCAGAGTCATCAGGTGAACTCATAGGAATACCAGTCAAAGGTCTAACAGGTGCAGCAAGTAAATATGTCGGTACACCTATAAGCAAATATTTAGCTAGTAATCCGAAACTTATCAAATTTGTTGACAATACTATTCCTGCACTTTCAAAAGCATACGAGAAATTAAATAACTTACCTATAAAAGGGAAAAATATTGACTGGCTAAAAAACGCAGTCAAATATGATGGGTTTATTGAAGAACTCGGAGAGGAAGTTGTTGAAGATATTATGAATATCACTCTCGGAACAACTGACAAAAAAAGAACTCTTGAAAACTATTCAAAAGCAATTTTCAAATCTCCTGATGAGTGGGCAGTCATTGCAGGTGCAGTTGCATTACAAGGTGGAACTTTATCAGTTGCATCACATACTCTCGGCAGCTATATGGAGAGAAACGGTGCAAGCGATGAGCAAATTATTGAAACTCTTAACAATCTGACAGAGGGAGAAAAAGAACAAAAAATTCAAGAGTTAATAAATGAAAATCTGATAAATGTTTCAGAATATACAAACGAAGAAAGCGAAAAGAAAAGTCAATTACAGGATGCTTATTTTGAGCAAATCAAAAAAACCGGAATGGATGAAAACGAGGCACTTAATAATGCAACTTTAATGTCTGAGGCATTTGCTGCTCTTGCAAAAAATACAGGTATGAACCTTGATGATGTTACCAAAGAGGCAAACATTGTTATTCAGAATATGTCAGACGAACAGGCACAACAGACCTATGCGGCTGATAATTCTGCTGCCTTGAATGGTCGAGTTGTATTCAACGATAGTCAAGTTATTGAAGATGAATTGCAAAAAACATTTGAAGAGTTTAATGCTCTTCCTGAAGATTATTCTGATGAGAGTGATATAAACAATCGCATACAAAAAATGCAGATTTTAGAAGATATTAAAAACGGTTCGCTGTCAGAAGAAAATAATCAGACAGCACAAGATTTGATTGCACAATATGAACAAACAAATCCGCAACTCGCTGCCGCATTGCGTGATGCAATGAATAACAAATCAAATAATCTCGATGACGGAATACAAGAAGTTGAATTTCAGAAAATTGACACAGCAGGTGCAGAAAATAATCAGACCGCACTTGCAAGACAAGAATGGAAAAACAAAGGAACTGAGTCAAAATTTTTCAAAAAGTGGTTTGGGAATAGCGTTGTAAAACATTCTTCTAACGATAAACCTTTAATCGTTTATCATGGTACGGATTTTAATTTTTCAGAATTTATACCAAAAGGCGACATTGACTTTCCTGATGCAATTTATTTTTCAAGCAAAAAATCGGTTGCAAAAACTTATACAAATAACAACAATATCATGGAATGTTACTTAAAAATTGAAAATCCTTATATTGTTGATGCACAAAAACAATCCTACAATGATTTTTATGAGCATCTTATTTCTGATATGGACTATGCTGCTCGTAACGGATATGATGGTGTGATTGTTAGAAATATTAGAGATAATTGGGGGCAAGACAAAAAAGGGGGAACTGTCGCAGATACTTATATTGTTTTTAGTCCTGAACAAATCAAATCAGTAAATAATCAGGGAACTTTTGATGAAAGTAATCCGAATATCTATTATCAGTTAATAGGTGAGTCAGGTGCAGAAAGATTAAGCAGTGAGGCAGTTGCCGAACTTGAAGAGGCAAAAGAACTCGAGGGCAAAGGTTGGCATCAAAATAGAATATTTGAAAAAACAGGATGGATTAAGGGTGCAGATAAAAAATGGAGATATGAAATATCTGACAACGATGCTGAAATTCTTAAATCGGAAGATGAACTAAAATACAAAGAGCCAACATCATCAATGACATATCAAGAATTTAATAACAAACTTGATGCACTCAATACCAAAATGAGTAAATTAGTTGAACAAAAAGACTCAAAGAAAATCTCTCAATCTGATTTTGAAAAACAATATTATGGCACTATGGATGAGAGAACTGAACTTATCCATCAATATGATACAGCAAAAGAGAGCCAAAATGCTAATAGATACTATCTTGATGAAATCTTAAAACATGATAAACTGTTTAAAGCATATCCGAGATTACACACTCTTGTTGTAAATATTGTTTCAGATATAAAAGTATTTCAAGCGGCATCAGGAGTATATAAAGGTAATAGCATTCATATTACCGACAGTGCAATTCAGTCAGGTAAAATAAAAGAAATCTTAATGCACGAAATTCAGCACTATATTCAAGATGCAGAGGACTTTAATTGGGGCGGTAATCCTGAAAGTGTTGAAAGACAAATAAGGTACGCACTTGATGCGGTCAATAAGACCGAAACCGAACAAAAAAGAAAAGATTTAGTTAATATGGCAAAAGAGGAGTCAAAAGACCGCTTTGTCATAGGTTCTGCCTTGCAAACTTTGAGAATACATGAAAAAGAAGATACACTCTTTAAAAGTTGGTGGTGGAGTGAACACGGTTCATGGTATATCCCACGCAAGACAAGAAAAAAAGAATATAGAGCATTTATGAATGAGTGGACTCAAAAATATCTGACAGGAATGTTGGATATTATGAAAGAGAGAGGACAACTTTCAGAATACCATAAATATTGTGCAATGGATATAAACGAGGTACGCAGATTATATCGGAATATTGATGCAAAAATAAATAGAATATGGAAAAGAACACCGAGAGATATTGCTTATAATTTCAGAAGAGCATTAGACAAACTTGAGAAAACTGACGGCAAATATTCTCAAAGTGAATTAAAAATTGAACTATATAAACAACTTGCAGGAGAAGTTGAGGCAAGAAACACTGTTGCAAGGATGAATATGACTGATGAAGAACGCAGAGCGAAGAGTCCGAAGTTTACTCAAGAATATGATGACGAGCAGCAACTTGTTGTATTTTCTGACGGAAAAACATTGTCGTATTCTCCTGCATCACAGTATGACGCTGCAAAAAGTATGGACTTGCAAGAACAAACAAGAGTGCATTTTCAAATGAATAATGTTCAGAATAGTGAACCTGCAAATCTTGTTGACCTGACTGATGTATTTGATAAAGTGCCAACATTTGAAGAAGTTGAAAAACATCTATATGACATTATCAATAGTGGTATATCTTTCGATACAAGAACAAAAGGGTATAAAATTGACATCAGACAAACAAAAGTCAAAAGAGGAGAAAACAAACCCACAAATGTTGTCAATAAATTGACTAAGAAAGGTAATAAAAACCTTAATCAATCTAAAATTAGAAGAAATAATAAATATTTGAAATCTATTGAGCAACTAATAAATAACTCAGAAAAAACTTCAAATCCGAATGAAAACATGAAGAGTAATGAAAAACCTCATGTCAAAAATTATCATAACTTTGATGTAAATGTTCGCATTGGCGAGAATACATATCAAGTTAGATTGCAAACAGAAGAATGGAAAGGAGATAAATCAAAAAACGGTGTAAAGACAGTACATCTTTACAATATAAAAGAAATGAAAAAAACTTCTGCGATTAGTCCTGTATCGGACAGCACAAAGCTTATTCGCAAAAGTTCTGATGACAGTATAAACGAAACAAATCAAAATATCAAGCCATTATTTCAAAATAATGATGATATGAACTCAAACATCAACAATGCAAGAGGGTTTACTTATCAGAGGAAGAATTTTGACGGCACCGAAAAAGAAAATCTCATTGTGCTGCTCAATAAAAAAGCTGATAAATCCACACTGCTGCATGAGTTCGCTCACGTTTATTTGATTACGTTAAACAATCTTGCTCAACATAATGATAGGGCAAAAGAATTATTAATGACAGTTAATAAATGGTTACACTATGACGGTGTTGAATATACCGAATTTCAACACGAGAGATTTGCAAATCACTTTGTTGCTTATGTTAAAAGCGGTAAAGCACCTAATTACGGACTCAAAAAAGTTTTTGAAAATTTCCGCAAGTGGCTTAATGATATGTATTCAACTTTACAAGCGGCAGAGGATGTTTGGATTGACCCTGAAACTGAGCAAGTATTTGAAGAGTTGCTCGGGAATATCACAATCAATGCTCAAAAACAAGAGGCAGAGCAAATTATCAATAAAGCACACAATAATGCAATAAGAAGATATAACGACACTGTTGAACAACTGAAATTAAAATTCAAAAAAAATCAGTTAACCGAATATCAAAAAAGATACAGAGATACAGCATTGTCAATCGTACATTATGCCTTGACTCATTCTCGTGTTCCTGAAGCTGCAAAGTACACAAATTATAAACAATTACAAATGATACTCCTTGCTACTCCGGAATATAAAAGAAAAAGCAAAGGCGTTGCAAAACAGCAAGAAGAAATCGGAAATATTCTTGCAGAAATTGATGATGTATTTTCTGCAAATGATGGTTTTCTTGCAGACTGGTCAGAATTTTTCTCTGATACAGGTGTTAGTTATGACACTCAAGAGGTTGGGGGAGATGCAGAACTTGCAACTCAAGCATTTGAGGTTCTTGTTAATAATGAATATGCTGAGGCAAATCCCGATTATTATGCAGGGGAATATGGCGACTTAACAGCCGAAGAAAAAGCACAAACCGAATATGAACTTGAATACATTATCGAAGAATACAAAAATGCCGATGACAAAACTATTCCATTGTTAGCATACAATGAATGGTCAAAAAAAGTTCATCCGTACATCGAAGAGGACATCCAAAAAGAGTGGGAAAGACAAACAAATGAAATAGACCGCTATCAGGCACTTGGTAAATTTGAGCAAGCAAAGGAAGATTTGAAACTCTATGCAGCAACCTTAAAAGGTCATGGCGATTACTCTGCACAATTTGCAGAATATGCAAGAGCAATCGTAAAAAGATTAGATTTTATGACCGAAAACGATAAAGCAAAATTGTTCGATAAACTCAAAGAGTTCAACTCATTCAGAGATATTGAAAGAAATCTTGATGATGTAATGGATTATGCTCAGACTCTTGCCGATGTTTCTGACCGCAGAGCATTGTCAGAACAAATTGACAGAGAAGTCAGACAAACAATCCATGTATGGCAGAACGGCATCAAGAAAACAAAATATACTTATCCTGCAAACAAACTTTTTGAACGGCTCAGAGAAATCAACAAGATGTCATCAGAGGCAGTTCAAGAGATGTATGATGCAATTATAAACGAAGAGGAACAACCTGAATATACATCAGATACGGTTCATGAAAAAGAATACTACTCACTTATTGAGGAATTATTCATCAAATATAAGATAAACGGTATATATTACAATTCAACAGAGTTCTTGCAGGATTTGCTTGAACGATTGCAGACTGCGAAATATACTGCAAAAATCGCTCGTGATGAGATTGATTTTGAACGCAGAATGAAACAACTCAACCTCGTTGATGAATGTGCAAGAGCGGTAAATAACCGACAAGAAGAGATAAAGAACAAACCTGAAATCAAAAAGATAGGTAAACTCAATTCTCTCGGATTTAATTTTAATGGTGCATTGAGAATGATTTTCAATGACAAAATTAAGAACTGGGCATCTTTTGATTATTTGTATGCTCAAAGAGATGCTCAAGTCGGTAAAGACCGCAGAGAGTTTTTGGATAAAGCAAAAAAGATTTTTGGGTATGACGGCAAGTTTGGAGATGTAAAACTCTTCAACAGGTTCATTGATATGACTCAAAAATATTATACAATTACTCAAAGACATTCTCCTGATATTGAGCAAGGTTCTTATCGTGTTACTCAGCAAATGCCTGAAACAGGTTTTAATGCAACTCAATACACTCAACAAGTCAGACAAGATATTGATTTTGCAGAAGAATGGAAACCGATTGAAACCGAATTGTCAAAGATGGAAGTGTTATATTATTACATTCAAGCAAAAAACCCAACATCTTATGTCATCTTAACAGACAAAGATAAAGGGCAATTTGACAAATATGATTTTGATACAATGATTGACTCTCTATCCGAACAAGAAAAATTGCTCGGTGATGTGATGCAACTTGCAGCAGAGAAATATTGGAACGGACTCAACGCATATCATATCAAAAAATATCATACTGAACTCGGGAAAGTAAAAGGGTATTTCCCTCGATTATCCGAACAATCTGAGGTGAAGATGCTCGATATGTTTAATGATTATGTCAATCAGTCATCAACTGGTAAATTTCAAAAGCAAAGGACAGCAGGTCCCGGAATAAGAATTGCATCTGCAAATGCCCTTGCAGTTTTATTTGACCATATAGAAAAAGCAAACACAGTCATCATCATGGGTGAACACATGGATGAGGTGAACAGAGTTTTCACAAATCCTGACTTAAAAAGACTAATTGAGAATACTTGGGGTGATGATGTTACAAGAGAATTTTACGGACAATTAGCAGGTAATTTATTTACCGCTCAAACTCTCACAAAATCTCTTCAAGAAAAATGGTATGGCTCTATTGTTAGCAATTTAATTAAAGCAAATATATTCTTTAAACCGCAAATCGGATTTAAACAGCTTATCTCATTTATGAACTATGGGAAAGGAGATGAGTATGTTTCTGCTGCTGAATGGTGGTCAAAATTTATGAAACAAACTCTCACTCCATCTCAATGGAAAAAGAACATTGAGTTCATGATGGAGAATGATTATTTGAGAGATAGGTTCAGCAGAGGCGGTTCAATGGATGCCCTTAAAAAAGAACTCGATACAAGGTATTTTTCAAAGATGAGTTTATTAGATGAATTTTGGGGAATGCCTGTTGCTCTCGGTGATATAAGTGCAATTATTCTTGGGGGTAAACCTTACATTGATGTATTGATAGATAAAGGTTATACCAAAGAGCAGGCATTCAGAATATTCATTGAAACAACAGTCAACGACCAACAATCAAGCATACCATCTACATTGTCTAATATGCAAAGAAACGCATCGCAAAGTCCGTTGGCAAAGATGGCATTTGCATATCAAAATACACCATGGCAATACTATCGTCAATGTACGTCTGCAATTATGAATGCAGTTCAATCAGGTAAAAAAACAGATATTCAGAGAGCCGCAAAAATGACATTGCTATACGGTTGGTTATTCCCTGCAATGTTTAATATGGCATCATCATTGTCATTATTGACTGCTATGGGTGGCGGTGGAGATGACGATTTATTATCTGACATCAATCCGTTAAGGACAATAACATCCGTATTGACTCAACATCCAATCCTGGGGCAATGGATAAACGGAATATTAAATGCCGCAGAGGGTAAAGCATTCAACTCACAAGATTTATTGAGCAAACATATAAGCAATATAAATAAACTCATAAGACACTTTAAAAAAGGTGAAGTTACTCTTCAAGATTTATGGAACTCTATTGCTGCATTTGGAGAAACGACAACAGGCACTCCATTGAGTTCATTGGGTAATGCTGCATCAGGTGTTTATGATGTTATCCAGGGCGATGTCATGAAAGGTGCTTTAAAAGTTCTTGGTTATACGGATTATAGAGCAAAACAAGTTACAGGCGAAAAATAAGGAGAAAATAAAATGATACCACAACAGACACCAGTCAAAAATCATTGGGGAAACAACTCAACCACAGTATTTGATTTTGACTTTTACATCAACGATGCTGAACAAATCAAAGTTACTCATACCGATATGAATGGATATGTTTCAAATCCTGTTCTCGGGGTTGATTATACAGTTAACTCAGTAGGCAATATTGAGGGCGGTAATATAACATTTCCGATTGCAGGTTCAACATATTCAGTCCTCGGCTGGAATGAAAGCACGAACGAAAAAGAATTGTTATCAATCGCTCTCGATTTACCTGTTGAACAACCTGCCGAATACTCCATGAGTGGTGATTTAAACAAGAAAAATCTTGAATACTCTCTTGATTATCTGACAAGACTTATTCAAATATTATACAGACAAATTTCAAGAACAATAAAAATTGCAGAGGGTTCAAACCAGTCAGTTGATGAGTTCATCGCAGAACTGCAATCAGGCAATAATCTTGCAAGAAAGTGGGCAGAGTTCATGGATGGAACTGTTGACGGTTCAGGATATTCTTCAAAGTATCATGCTGCAGAGTCGGCAGCATCAGCACTTGAGTCCGCAAATCAAGCAGATAGAGCGGAATTATATGCAGACAGTGCAGAATTTGGAATGAAATGGCAAGCAATTTATGTCGGAAACTGGACTGCTGATGGTGATAAATATAAATTGACATTGAATAATATACCTGTTGTTAATGCGGTTTATAAAGGTTTATGGACTGAAAAGGAACAGGTTGCAAATGTTGATATAAAAATTACTGATACAGGTTGCGAGATTATATCCTTAGAGGCATTTGACGGATTTATTTTGACAGCGACAAGTGTACTCGGTGCATATATTCATGACCAAACTGTTGCAAGTGATGAATGGATTATTGACCATAACACAGGGCATTTTCCTTGCGTTACTCTGCTTGATGAAAACGATATTGTTATGCAAGGCACAATTCAATATATTTCACTTAATCGCATTAAGGCAACATTCAATGAACCTGTTATCGGCAGGGCAATTCTGAGGTAGTACGCAATAATTTTAAGGAGAAAATAAAATGACTACAAAGGTAGAAACTAATTATGATTTTAAACAAAATGAGGCACTCAACTTTGTTCATCAGAAATTATCATCTGCACCTGCAACACCAGTTGAGGCACAAGTTTATTACAATAAAACATCAAAAAAACAAGGGTATTGGAACGGTTCAAAGTGGGTAATACCGCCCGATATTGCAACTGATGCACAAGCAGAAACAGGAACAGCAGAAGATGTTGCAATCAATCCGAAACAATTAAAAGATGGTTTGGCAGACAAGCAAGATAAATTAAATTTTACTCCTGAAGATAGTGAAAATAAAGTCAGTACAATTTCTTCATCATCTACAAATACGGAATATCCTACCGCTAAATTGTTATACGACTTATTATTATTAAAGGCAGCTCTTGCAAGTCCTGAATTTACAGGAGTACCAAAAGCACCGACTGCAATAGCCGGAGATAGTTCAACTCAGATTGCAACAACTGCGTTTGTTATGACTGCAATATCTGCTGCAATGACAGGCGGTCTTGTTTATGTCGGCACATGGGATACATCAAATGCGGTGGATTATTCAGCATTAAATTCATACAGACCTATCAAAAAAGGTAATATGTTCAGATGTATCGGAACAGGTTGCAAGATTGACAGTGTTGAATATAATGCTGATGATGTAATTATCTTTAATAGAGATATATCAACATCAACAAATATTACGACAGTTGCAATCGATAAATATGACCATACTCAAAGCGAGGATACTGTTTTACTTGATGCAATTCAAGTTCTTACAAATAAGACTATCGATGCAAGTAATAATACGATTTCAAATCTTGCTCTCTCGATGTTTGCATCAGGAGTTATATTGACAGCATTGTCAGGCAGTCCGTCTGATACGGCAATTCTTACTGAAAAAGCTGTTAAAACTTTACTTGATTTAAAAGCACCTTTATCAAGTCCTGCTCTAACAGGAATACCAACTGCACCGACTGCGGCTGCAGGTACAAACACAACTCAGATTGCAACAACTGAATTTGTTAAAACGGCAGTTGACAATGCACAAGGCGGAATAGTTAAAGTTGAAACATACAATAATACAAGTATGACTCCGACTGATGGAGTTTGCACTTGGACTGTTACGCATACTCTCGGCACTGATGATGTTATTTGTCAAGTGTATGAGGTATCAACAGGAGATAAAGTTATTATGGATATTGAGGCAACATCCTCTACCGTAGTGACAATAAAATTGAATGCAACAGCAGCAGTTGCAGCGAATACATATAAAGCGGTAATCATAGGGGGTTAATCATGATTGAAAAAATTACTAATACACTTACACCGTTACAAGTAACGGAAAAAATAAACGAGGGTATTGATGCTCTTGCAGAAACTCACAATAAATTGTATCAGGGAGTAAATCTCGAAACAAAGTTTGCAGATGAAATCACATCAGCAGGCAGTGTTTATGCTTGGTTAAATGCAAGAAAAACAGCAGGCAATTTTAAAGGTATAAATGTTGGTGATTATTTTTATGTAAATATGTCAGCAGGTACAATCGCAGGATATTCGCTTACTGCACAAACTTTCAAATGCAGAATAATCGGCATCAATACATATTCAAAATGTGGCGATACGGTCATCGGTGATATGTTCTATATTAAATCAGACCAATGTATCGATACACCTATTAAATGGAACCCGAACGATAATAACAACGGAACCGGAACTCAAAATAATCCTTGGCTTGCATCTGCTGCGTATGCAATCTTAAACGGTGTTAATAACTATGCAAAAGGTTATAACAATGTATATCACGGTGCAAAAGGTGGCAACGGCATAATCAGTTTATTACCATCAGCATTGAGAAATGTAATGAAACAAAAAAGAATGCTGCTTGATAATAGATATTCAGCATCAGGATTACTCACCTGCTCATCAGGTTGGGGTTGGGGTGACGGTGGCAAGTTATGGCTGCCTAACGAGATTGAGGTTTATGGCTGCGGCATCAGGTCAGACAGAGGACTGACGTCAGGTTACTGGTTCCCTGAGGCAGGATTGTCAATTCAATTCCCATGGTTTGCAAATAATTGCTCTAATAGAGTGAGTACAAAGTCAGATGGTTCAAGGTGCACCTGGTGGCTCTCCTCTGCTGCCTCTCACGACTCTGCGGGCGTGTGCGGTGTCTACGGCTCCGGTGATGCCGGCGGCATTGCGGCTACCGATGCGGCTAGTTGCTTGCCGCTCTGCTTTTGTATTTAATCTTATCAATCGTGTATGCAGGCACTTCTTGTGCCTGCTCAATCACAAAGGACTGATTTATGAGTAGTGTATTCAAAAGGTTACGAAAAGAAACTAATATTCAATTTTTAAAAACCGCATGGGATTTACAATTTGAACTCACAAAGTATATGATGAAAGAAAAGAATGTTCCGAAAAAATGGAGATTTGTCATCACCCAGGGAATAATAAATAAGATTGATGAATTAGTTGACAATCTTGAATACGCAAACTGCATCTATCCACAGACAAAAGAAGATTTTGAAATCAGAAGAAAATATCAGACTGCTGCCATCGCAAATATTTGGCAGTTGCAAAACAAAATTGTAAGAATGATTGAATGTGTTGGAACTGTCAAAATTGAAAAACTCGGAAAAGTTATTGAGTTGCTTGAGGCAGAAGAATGCCTCATAAAAAAATGGAAAAAGTCTGATAAAGAACAAGAAAAAAAGTTATTTACCGAATAAGTTAGGTGCAACTGGTGGCTCTCCTCTGCTGCCTCTAACAACTCTACGAACGTGTGCAATGTCAACAACAACGGTAATGCCAACAACAATGCGGCTACCAATGCGACTATTTGCTTGCCGCTCTGATTTTTTATTTGCCTGACTGAGTAAGTTGTTCATCATATATGTACAATCGAAAACAGTGCGATTTTAAAAAAGGGGTAAATGACTTTCAGACCTTGAGTCTGTAAATAAGCAACCTTGATATTGACAGGCGGTCGCCTTTATTAAGTGCATTGCAAACAACTTGAGCATTATAGTTTGTTTAATGCCTGAACAATTACGCAGTTAAAGTCAATGCTCATTTCCCTTTACTGTACGGGGTTGCACAATGTCAAGAAGAAAAAATCGCAGATTAAGACGACAGCAAGAACGAGAAGAGAAAAGAAAAAAGTTTATAAAAGAATACGACAGCTTTGAAAATATTGCCAGTTTAAAATCTCTCTACACATCAGCAAAGAAAGCAAGTAATGGTGTATCTTGGAAAGCATCAGTACAAAGATATTTGCTTTCAATATTATTTAAAATTCAAAAAACTCGCAGAGAACTTCTTGCAGGCAAGGATGTCAGAAAAGGATTTATTGAATTTGATTTGTGCGAGAGAGGAAAAATAAGACACATCAGGAGTGTTCATTTCTATGAGAGAGTTGTTCAAAAAGCATTGTGTAAATATGTTCTTTATCCTGCAATGACAAAGGATATTATTTTTGATAATTGTGCATCACAAAAAGACAAAGGAACATTATTTGCTACAAACAGGTTGACCGAACATCTAAGAAAGTATTATCGCAAATATAAGCGAAACGGTTATATTTTAATGATTGATTTCAAAGGGTATTTTGAAAGCATCTATCATGAACCACTCAAACAAACATTCAGAGAAAAATTCAGTAATACAAATATCATAAAACTTGCTGATGATTTTGTTGATGCTTTTGGCGACAGAGGACTCGGACTCGGTTCAGAAACATCTCAGATAAATGCTATACATCATATCAATAAGATTGACCACTATCTCAAAGAGGTGGAACGATTAAAATATTACGGCAGATATATGGATGACAGTTATATTATTCATCCTGATAAAAAGTACCTGCAAAATTTACTCAAGTTGCTTGATGACAAATTATCAAAATACGGAGTTGTTATCAACCACAAGAAAACCAATATCCTTGATTTAAAGCACGGTTTTACTTATCTGAAAACAAAGTTCTTTATAACCGATAAAGGCAAAATAATCCGTAAAGCATGCAGAGATAGCATTACAAGAGAGCGGAGAAAACTCAAAAGGCAGCATAAAATTTTTGTTCAGGAAAAGATTAAACTTGCTGAGATTGAACAAAGTTATCAATCCTGGAGAGGTTCAATGAAATATCGGAACGCATCAAGAACAGTCAAAAATATGGATAATTTATACAAAATTTTATTCAAAGAAAAGGAGAATATAAAATGATTACACAAGAAGAAAAACAATCAAAAATCAATGAATTGTCAAACCTTATCGCTCAATACGATAACGGAGAAAGAGAAAATCTTAACGCAGAAGAATATAACAACTGGGTGAAGATTGTTGATATGTTAAGACATAACGACATCAATGAGAACTTATATCAGGATTTCTTGACATATCCGACTCATTACAAAGTTATTGATAATGTAATTTTTTACAATGAAAACTGGGCAAAAGAGGAACAGGATGCAGAAAATATCAGGATTGCCAAACTGCACATGACAAAGTATGATTTCTTAAAACATATCTGTAAACCTCATGACATTACTTATCCTATGTTGCTGCAGGTTCTTCAATCGAGCGAAGAAATGTCTGAGGCATGGGATTTATGTCAGTATGTATATCGAGGAGATGAAACACTTAACAGGTTTATTTTTACTCATATCCCGAACTTAACACCTGCTGAATTGACTGCTATCTTTGAACAGTACGGAGTTACTGATGATAAAGATAACAATTAAAGATGAAATCAGTACCATTCTTAATAAAGATATTATCGTCAGAAAATTTGCGAAAACCTGCAATGACATCGGACTTGATGTCAGCAGGTATGTCCTGACGGAATATTTTGAAAACGGTAAACCTTGCGGCTATACAATAAATTTTACTCACGAGGGATAAAATGTTGATTGAACGAATAAAACCAAATGAGCCGACTTTTGGATATTCAAGTCCTCTTAAAACTGCTTGGAAAAAAGGATTGATGCCAACAGTCAAATATGGAATTTATGGAAACAAACTCTCAAGAAAGAATATCTCTCTTGAGCATATTATTCCGCACTCGCAAGGCGGTAAAACCGAATTAAGCAATCTTTTACTTGCTGACAGACTCGCAAATTCAAGACGTGGAGTCAGACCAATACAAGAGGTTATAACAACCGAACAACTCATAAATTATCTTGTGCAATTTATCGGAATTAAAAATTTTTATATTGATGGTCAAAAATATATTGAGGGAATTTTAAAAAGGTTTGGTTACGATTTAGAAAAATTTATCTAATGTCAGAATGACCGTTAAGCCATGTAAAAAATATTTCAAGTATAAATACACCTGAAATTTATTTTAATCATGTTATCGGTCAATCTGAGCGAAGAAAATTAAGGAGAAGATTATGGGAAAGTTAAAAAAAATTCTCTTGAGAATTGATAATTTTCGAGAGGAAAAACTCGAGGACTTTATTGCCGATAAAATTCTTGCAACACTTGACTCTTGTCAAAAAGTTGACGAACTTGAAAAGACAGCAATCATTGCAGCACTTACGGCAGGCAATGCTTATCTTTCAACATACGGAGTTCCGGCTCTTCCTGAAGATGTAAAAAATAAAATTGCTGATGTCGCAACAAAAGGATTAGGCAAAGCAAATAAATTGTTACAAAAACAATTAAAGAAGAAATCAAAAGCATATTTAAAAAGAAAGGGGAAGAGCGATGCAACTGAACAATCTTGACACATCAAAGACATATATCGGATTGCAGTATGGAAAATCTCTCATTGCTAATGAAATACGGAGATTTTCAAAAGATTATGCACCTGACTCAAAAGAAATACCAACACATGTATGCGGTTTAATTTTTAGATACGGTGAATGGTGGGTATTTGAAAGTCATGCAGACGGGGTGAAAAAATTTCTGATACCGTCAGGAGTGCGGCATTATAGAGCAGAGAACTGGGAAAATGTTGAGTCAAAATGTAATAGTGAATATAAATTTTTTGAGATGCCGCTTGATGAGAAAAAACTTGAAGAGTATATCGGGCAACCTTATGGCATCGGAGATATAGGGAGTTTGTTGAGAGCAGCAATCCTTAATCGTAACGGTAAACAAAAAGACCGAAAAGGATTGATATGTTCAGAATATATTGCAAATTGCTGCCCTGTTATAACCGAATATTTTAATCTGCCGTCATATTGCATTACTCCTGCACACTTTCAAAAATATTTAGACGATAACTGCATCAAGGAAGTAGGTGCACAATGACGGCAATGCAAAATGAACTCTCAATAAATATTGCAATAAATGTCGTTACCATTGCATTTATGGCAGGAATATACATACAAACAATTAAAACCCTTAAAGAAAATCAGGAAAAATCTGAGTCTGACAATAAAGATAGAATACTTGAACTCAAACAGTATTTTCTTGAAAAGATTGAAGATGTAAAAAATCATTTTGCAGAGCATCTCACTCGTGTAGAAGAAAAACAGGACAAACACAACAATCTGATTGAACGTATGGTAATAGTTGAACAATCAACAAAATCCGCTCATCACCGCATTGATGAAATGAAAGGAGATAAACATGACAAATAAGTTGTATTTCTCAATGTCAGAACTTATACACTCGGATATTGCTGTCAGATACAATATCAACAATATGCCTGACATTAACCATCTCGATAATATGCTTGATTTACTATATTATGTATTGCAGCCGACAAGATTACATTTTGGAGTTGTTATTGTTACTGGTTGTTACAGGTCTTATGCTTTATGGAATAAATTAAAGCAACTCGGATATAATCCTGCAAAAGACTCTCAACATCTTAGAGGTCAAGCAGCAGACATCATTGTTCCATCACGCAATCTGAAAGATGTTTTCAGATGGATACGAGATAATCTTGAATATGACCAACTGCTCTATGAGTACGACTCAAAAGGTAATATTTGGATACATGTATCTTATAACAAGGGCAAAAACCGGAAACAGGCAATCGACAATTACAAAGCTGTATAGTTCCTCTTTTCCTTTCTTGTGCTATCGGCTACCGTGAGGGGGTGCGTAGGGATACGCACTCTTTTTTAATGCCTTGATTTTTTATCCGAATTGTTATATAAATTTTTTATCATTAAATTAAATACGAAATATTAAGAAAACACATGAAATGATTTGAGCAATTTTTCATGTGTTTTCTTTTTGTAGTGTTACCAAATTTGTTACCAAATTAGTTTTTTGCATTCCTGGTATAAAAATTATAAGTCGTTGAAAGTGTCTATATAAAAGAAAAAGTTGCCAAAATATTACTTGGCAACATTAAATAAACACGAGGATATTAAGTTTTCGTTATGGCTCTTTTTTGAAATTGCTTGAAAAAGTTTGAGCAGGGAAAATGCACAATAATACTTGACATTTTCTGCGTTGTTGTTTTAATATGTTTTCAGAATTATTCAGAGTTTTTCATTTGAAGTGTTACCAAATTTGTTACCAAAAATGAGAGAAAAAGATGGCAACTTTTATTCCATACGAGGGCAAAAAAGGTACGACAATAAAAGCGATTGTTAGGATAAAAGGTTATAAAACAAAATGTAAATCTTTTCCAAATATCACTCTCGCTAAATCATGGGCAAAAAAAATTGAAGCCGCTATGGAAGATGGCTCATTCATTGAAAAAAGTCCGATACCTGCTGCCAATATTCAAAAAGTAAAAATCGAATACATTTCTGAATTGATAAACTATTTCAGAGATAACATTGCACCAACTCGCTATGCTGATGCTCATAAATATAACTGCATGTTTGACTGGTGGATTGATAAAATCGGAAATCTGAAAGTCGTTAATCTCACCGCATCAGACTTATCAGCTTGTAAACAAATTCTCTTAACCGAAAAAATAGAAAATAATCAATCTCGCAAACCTAATACAATCAATAAATATCTCATGTGTATCTCAGCTGTTCTCACGTTTGCGAGAGATGAACTTGAACTCATTGAATATAATCCGATGTCAAAAGTAAAAACAGTTCCTAAACCTGACGGCAGAAAAAGATATTTGTCTGTTGAAGAACTTGCAATCTATCTTGATGCTTGCAAAAAACATTCCCTGATGATTTATGTTTTTGTTTTAATTGCCCTGGGTACAGGCGGCAGATATTCTGAGGTGCAGCATCTTAAAGTTGAAAATATTGACTACCAAAATGAAAGAGTATATTACATAGATACAAAAAATAAAACAAGCAGAGGAGTTCATGTTGAGCCGGAAACTCTTGAACTCTTAAAACAACTTTGCATCGAGAACAATATTCAATCAGGTTATATTTTTAAAGGTAAACGAGGCGACTCGCTCGCCTTTATTAGAGGAGTATTATATCAAATTATCAAAGATGTCGGACTTGATGATTTTACCGTGCATGATATGCGGCATACTTTTGCATCATACTCTGCAATGAATGGTGCAACTCTTCTTGATATTGCAGAATTACTCGGGCAAAAATCCCTGTCCGTTACTCGCAGATATTCTCACCTGACTCAAAAACATACAGACTCTATTGTGAAAAAAGTCGTTAAAAAAATTATTCCTGAAGTTTAATTGCTTACCATTTTTTTATCGGATGCTGCACATAGAGTTCTTTATTTGCATTACTATTGTTGTCTGTATGGATTATTTTAATAAGGTCAAGTATCGCAGTATCATACAATGTGCGGTCAGTTTCAATTATCAGTTTATCATTTCCACAATTCTCAATTTTGTTTTGCATTTCGCAAAGTTCATCAATACTCTCTTGAGATATTAAGGCACTTAATTTATATTTAATTTCTGACATTATTTGTGTTCTCCTTTATAGTTAAAAACTTTTCTTATTTCACATATCAATTTTGCTGCACCACCTGGGATGTTTATATAAGGTTTAGACCATGGGCATATCGTTAAAGCATCAAATATCATTAGTAATTCAATCAATACCTCTTCTTTAATCGTTTCATACTTGGTGTAAAAACCTCGATACTTCTCATCAAAATTTGCAATAACACACATCAATTTTAAAATCGTTGTATCAGTAATTTGAGGGTATGCGACATTAAATCTTTGGTACTTGCATAATTTATGACAAGGTATGTTTTTAAGTTCGGGATTTTTACATTCGTGATAGCAATATTGCTCTTTTTCAGGTTTAATTCCAAATGTATCAAAAAATTTTTTCTCAAGTTCATTGCACATCTTATTCCTCACTTTCTATTACTCGTAAGATTTTTGCAGTAATAGGATTGCCCTCTTGTGCAATCAATACTCCATTTTTGTTTCTATGTTCAATCAAGCCATATTGATTGCAAATAGATTTTATTTCTTCAATCACATTAGCAGAATACCAAACCTGCTCATTGCCGTAACAATCTTTTTTAATCCATTTCATTTTTTCTTGCCTCGTTGTTTGTATTCTTCCATATACGATATGACCTCTTTATATATTTGAGGTAACTTGTTTTTAAATTCTTCCATTGTGTCTATTGGTCCGCTGCGATGATGCAAATCTCCATACTCTTTTCCATAAGAAAATCCTATAAATTTACAACCGCCTTTATTTGGCACACTGTTCATATATGTACTTATATGAAAATATAGCTCAATTTTCTTTGATAATGTTTGAGTTATTCTTGCACGTTTATCAACAAAATCATTTACAATTACAAATTTCATTTCCGGATATGCTTTATTCAAGTAATCAAATAACCAATCTATTGTAATTTTTGAGAATGTTGGCTCAATTTGAAAAAGTGTTAATTGAATTGGTTTTATAATTCCTGCACTCATCACATACCGCCTTTGTTTTTGTAGGCATTGTATTTCAGAATAAATATCAGAAACACAAATGCTATTATGCTAATCAAAATCATAATTCTCCTCTTTCTCGCAATTCTTTCCACTTGAAATAATCTGCCTCTTTGATAAGGATGCGATTGCCTCTTCTTGTTATTGCCATATCAAAACCGTTCTCATCTTTGCGAAATACCAGCATTCTCAATGCAGGTACACTCGGATCAGGATGATAGTCATTCCATCTCGTTAATGGTATTTCTCTATTTTGCTCAGGTTCTGAGGTTAAAAGTTTTTGCAAACCTAATATCTCAAGCAGCATAATTTCAAACTCAACACCGAATTTCTTTTTGCCTGCCTTGATTTTTTCCGATATTACATTTTCAATAGTTAATTTATCTGCTTGCATTTTGTTTTAATACTCCTGATATATCAACTCGCTGCTCAATGAAATGCTCATAATCTCTCAGATGCTTGACAATATCTCGCTCATCATCTGAGGATAATCTTGCCTTGTAACTGCCTGACCTGTCCTGCATCCTGTTTAATTTTCTAATCAAAAAATCTAATCTTTGAGTCATCGTTAATTCTCCTATATTTACTAATCGCCAAATTTTGCACCATAACCATACAAACCGAAATCATCGCTTGAGGTTTTCGATATCTCAATATTTTCAGAGTTTAGGTTTTTAATGATTTGCTTAATTATTTTTAATGCTCGCTCTAAGCTGTCAACATAGAGATTATCAATTATGCCGTTAGGTTTATAGACATCAATCTTCTCAATTTCTGATATTGCATACTGCATTTTTTTATATCGCTCATACTCGTTCTCAGAAATTTCATACATGATTGCCTCGTCATCCTTAGCCCTTTTGGGTTTAATGACCACACTGTTATAAAACGTATTGTCAAATTTCAAAAGACTTATCTGATACCGTAGATGCTCTTTTTCAAGTTCAGTCTTGCCAATGTATTGCAGTGCTTCATTGTATGTTTTATTTGCCTCGCATAAGAGTTTGCAATGGTCTGAAATATCACAATATTTATTTTGCTGCATAAGTATCTCCTATCAGTTCAAATTCAATATCAAATACATCATGATTGATTTTTAAATCAGTATTTTTGCCGTTAACTTTTTTGACGGATAAAATCTTTCCATATAAAACTTTGTTTTTGTCGGTTGATTTTACTGTCTGACCTTGACGAAATCTCACAATAGAATATCGCTGCCATTTGTTATCACCTAACCTGCTTTGCCAAATAGCAGAGTTTCTATATTCGTGAGTCTTTGTTCCTTGCTTGATGCAATTAAACCAGTATTTTTTTATCGGTAAATCAAGGATGCCATCTTTAATGCTCATCGTTATTTCTCCTCTCCATATCAAGATAAACATCACCTACATAATGCCTGAGCGTTGCATCTTTTTCCCCAACAAGGTCTGCAAGTAATCTTGTTACCGCACCCAAATCTTGCAACAAATAATTAATGTTCTTATCACTCGCATTATTTAAACCATTTGCAATATAGTACATCCATTTTGCATAACTATATTCATAAACCCGATAAGCTTTGAAATGAAAATCAATTACATCCTCATGAAGTAATTTCATCACAAAACCAAATGCCAAAAATCCTATCACTACACCTAAACTAAAAAACAATGCTAACATTTTTCTCCTTTCAATTCTTTAAATTCAAACTATCCTGCGTTGTTTTCAGAGAGTTTATAAATTTTACATATATTCTCTCTAAGTCTGCCATGCTGCATTCATCTGCTATTGCACATATTAAGTTCTGAATTGCAGCAGGTTTTTTTAAAATCTCATTTTGTATGTTTGTCGCATACACTGCTCTCGGATTTATTTGAGTCATCATGTATCTACCTCAAATAAATTCTGCTGATTTTTGTTCTTGAAATCAGAAAAAATAATTTGTTCCGGAAGAAAATCACAGCAGAAATAATCGCTCATAAAATTTATCATCTTGTCCTGAGGTTGATTTTTGAAATCCATCCTTTTGTCAAACAAAAGTAATTGCAATTTTCTGCCTGCCGCCCTGAATATTTTTACAGGTGCAGCATCATTCAACCATAGAATATTCATCAATAATGCAAATGGTTTTTTAAAACTTAATGCCCTTTTAAAAATCTCAGTTTTTTCAGTGAAAGGCGGATTGCTAATCAATACATCCCACTGCTCAGGTTCATATAAAAAGAAATCCTGACCATAATCAATGTGAGAATATACAACCTGAAAACCGTTCTCTTGAAAAACTTTGACAAACTCTGAGTCCGACTTATCAAAAGGACACCAAATGATTTTATTTCTGAATGGTTCAAGATATTTCAAAAGCGGTTCAACAGCATATCTTTTTGTGTAGCATTCATCATTTTTGCCTTTAGAATTATGCACATAGCCGTATGCTCTTGCCGTTTCTGCTATTAAATTGTTATTGTAGTCGATTATTTGCATTTTCTAATTCTTTTATCCTTTTTCTGAGTCGCTTGTTCTGATTAAGTAATACCTTTGCCCTTTTACGGAGTTCTGAAAAACTGCTGCAACACTTGTCAATTTTTCTTGTCAGTTCTACCCAACTTGTGATGATTTCAATAACCTCTTTGTCAGTCATTTTGTTACCCCACAATAGTCAGTGAGTATTGCGTAACCTAATGAGTCATATATATCTTGCGGTCGGGTATTCCTGCCGTTACAGTATTTTTGCAGTTCTCGATTTTGTCTGATTAGTTGTGCATTCTGCTGCATCAGAAAATCAAATTCAAATTTCGGGATTGTAATTTTTTTAATTTGTCTTTTAAATTTTTCGTACATAATTTATTCCTCATCAGTATAAGTTTCACTTATAGACAGGAGAGCAGATTATAACTGCTCACCTGTTTCGGAATTGCAATTATTGTTCGTTGGGGGGGGGGTAGTACTTTTTGCCATATCGCTCTTGAGTTTTTCGCATATAGCCTGCAAACTATTCTCCAACCCGAACGGCTTTGCACCAAGTGCAATTTTTTCAACATACAATCCTGCATCGGATAATTTTGTTCTCATCTCATGAGCCATCAGTTCAACCGTGGATAATTTTGAATGTTCGCTGATGTATTCTTTTTTCTTTTCATCGAACTCTGATGCTTTGATTTGCATCTCATTAAACTCAGACATATTGACAAAATCAACTGCCTCGATTGTGATGCGGTGCGTGATTGGCATTAAATTTTCATCATTCAGTTTTGACTCAAATTCTGCAATCTTTGCATCGTCTGCATATTCTACTGTTGTAGCCATAATTTTCTCCTTTCATTTTCAACTACATTCCTCATCAGTATGGATTTAATCCATAGACAGGCGGTGGAGGACAACAAGACCGCCTGTTTCGGAATTTACTGCTGCATCAAAAATCAGATAGAACAAGTAAATCTGAATATCCGCTTGTCTGCTGCTTGATATATTCTGCCTCGTCAATAATTGCTTGTTCTTCAATGTTTTCAAATTCAGGGCATAGAACTTCAATCTCAATCTCATCATCTTCATTGCGTGTGAATAATAAATCGATTGGGATGTTGTAACTCTTATCTCCTGCCTTTGCAAATTGAACATTCGCAACAAAACCTGTCGGGAATTTTTCCTCTCCGGTTGTTCCATCTTCCAATTTGTATGAGCAAGTATATCCTGAATTTTGTCCATCTTCGGTGAACACAGGATTTGATGTTAATTCGGTTCTGCCTATCATTCTCAAAGTTGCATAACTCCTGAACACATCAGTAAAATATTCTATACTCGGCTTTAAACCTTGCAAGAATAATAAAAATTGCCTGTGATCCATACGAGTATTTATACCGCTTTTAATAAGTTTCCATTGTTGTGAATTAAGTCGCTCAAATGTGATTGTTGTCTTACCAAAATTGTCATCAGGTATAAAACTGCCGCCTGATAAGTTTATACTTACAGTTGATTTATCTCCTGAAGAGTTCTCTCTTCGTCTTAATTCTTCTGCAATAATTTTCGCAAATGCTTTTACACTTCTAACTTTTTTGTCGCTCGGTCTTGAAAAATTCATCTCATATTGTTTGCGTTCATCGTTGTACATGAATGTAATCGGGTTTGCTGAGTATTGCCCATACACAGGACACGAAATCAACTCAGGTCTTTTCTGATTTTTTAAGGCATCAATTGCCTCTTGGATAATTTTTTCTTCCATCTGATTTTTTCTCCTCTAAAATTAAAATGTGTTACTAATCATTTTGAGCAGCAGCATCTTTGCCGCCTGTGATGTTCTGAACTTTGTTCACATCAAATAATTTTGTTTGCCCCGGATCATCAAGATACAATCCGCCAGTGCGTGCATCACGATAAAACGGATTTGCCTGCATACCTTTCGGAATAGTCTTTTTGACCTCAGCAAAAATATTGACTCCGTTTTTGTTTTTCTTGTCGCATTGAAATTTGACTTCAATAACAAGTTTTCCATCTCTGCCATATTCGGCAACTTTTCGTGATACGAGGTCAAACTGCGACTCGATACAGTCTTTGAATTTTCTGACTCTATCATCGTCATCGATGACTTTCATCATGGATAACATATCCATAAATTTCAATTTTTCATCAGCCATTTTTTTCACCTTTCTCCAATTCTATTGGTTTAAATGTTTCATACTCTTTACCTGTTGCCAGGATTTTATATTTGTATCCTTTATCCATCGTCTTTAATAGTCCGTCCGCTCTCCATCCACACTTTTGACAGGTGTATTTGCTTGCATTCATATATCCGCAATTTGAACAGATATAAAATCGACTCGGATATTTTTTGTAAAACTCTCTTATATTTTTGAATGTTTCCTCAATCATTCTCGGATTTCCTTGCGTTCATTTCATCAATGAGTATCTCGTGCAAAAAATAAAGTTTATCATCTGAGAGAGTTTCAACAAATGCTCTCAATGTTTTCTCATCCTGTTCGTTCATCCAACATCTCCTCTCGTTTTTTCGGGTCATAAAGTAATTTGTAAACAAGGAAAACTCCATTCTCAATTCTGCCTGTTAATATGACCACATCACCAACAATAAAAGGTGTACGACTCTGCGACCACTGCCAATAAATGCACCGCCTCGGAGTGCCTGACGGACTCTCACAGTCAAAAACCGATTTACATTTTCCATCAGGATAATTGATAACATCTAAAGTAAGCACTTTAGTTGATACCGATATGATTTTATATTTTGGCTCTTTTGGTACATATTTTTTTCTTGCCATCGTTAAGCCACCTCACTCTCATAGATGTCATCAAAACAACTCAAGTCCTCATCAGTCAAAAGAAAATCATCAGGCAGGTTAAGGGATTTCCCTGCCTGATTATTGGAATTATTCAAGAATAGATGGGGATAGGTTCTCTCAATTTTTGAGTTTATATCGTATAAAATTAAATCAGGGTGAATACCATAAACACTCTCAAACTCTTCCTTTGTCAATTTATGAATAGGATTTTCAAGATGATGGTGCATAATTCTTCGTAATAATATCAAAGCATTTTCACCAACAATCTCTCTCACATTTTTTGTGTTTAATTCCCAATCAGTATATGGCACAACATGATGCAATTCACATTCATAATGATTATAGTCATCAAGAGATTGTATCCAGGTTGCAGGCAATATTTGTCTTTTTTCTTGGTCATAATAAAAGATGCGACCTTGATATTTTTTTATTTCTTTTGCCATATCTTTTTTAAGCATCTTGGCTCTCCTGTTCCTGTTCGCTTAATCGCTCAAGTTTCATTTTGCGTAATTCGGTTTTTGATAAATCGAATTTGTCAATCAAACCTGCGTATGCAGGGTTTACAATAAAACTGTTTTTTGCTTTTACATAAGTAGAGTTATTTAAAACAAGTTCAATAGCATCAGGTTTTGAACCTACACTATCAATGTCAAACCCCTCATCACTCAATCCTCTTGGCTGATTATTTTCCTGCTCTTTTTTTGCGAGCCAGTCTTTATGTGCTTGCCAATTCTTCAACTCTCCATAAGCACCATTCATGAGTTTGGTTAAATTCGTACCCTCAAGCAGCCAGTTGATTGTTGGTGTAAAATCTTTGTTATTATCAAATTTTAATTTCTGAACCGTATATAAAACATCACATAATCTATCTTTTAGGTTCGGGAATTTATCAGTATATTTCAGAAAAATCTTGCCCTCTTCATCAGTCAAACACGGCTCTTGACCAAAGACATCTATGTATGCGGATTTTAATGCTGATAGAGTCCATTTTGCTTGTGCCGCTGCGGATGCTTTTTTTGATTTTTCAGTTTGCTTGTTGATATTGCGGAGTATTCTATCAGAAATATATTCTCCATCTTCTATTCTGAAAAGTTCAAAATCGTTCAGAATATGCTTAACTTTTTCAGCATAATCTTTTCCGGCAATCAATCTCTCTTCACCGACTCTCAATTTGTTTCGGTGCATAAATTCAACTACTGCCCAAAATAAACCGTAACCCTCATAACCCATCTCATCAAGCAGCAAAATAATATCTCTGTCCTGACGTGATGCTATATCATGAGAAAAATATGGCTCAATTATTTCTGACACTTTTGCCATTAGCCCGCAATTCTCCTCTTGTTTTTGTTGTAATATCTTTCAAGTTGGTTGGTTCTCTCTAATCGCTCAACCTCATTGATTGCCTCGCATAAAGGAAATAAACCAACCTCACCTGTTGTGAGTTGATAGTCTGCATATTTGAGAGTCAAGTATTTGATAACCTGTTCTCTCTTTTCTTCGTAAGTTAAAACAAAAGGAACTTTGCGAGGTTCATTCAACCATTTCCAAAAACGGTCAATAATGTTTTCTTTCTTCCGAACATTTGAAACAATAAGTCTTAAATGATTTCTTTTCATTGTGTTATCCTCTCTTCTTTTTTGACTAAATTGCAAAACCTTTTTCTCGTAAGTATTTGTCAAATGCCGTTCTGACATGTTCTGCTAAGCTGCCGCCCTCTTTTGTTTCGAGTTCGTCATAACAATCAAGTTGTGTTTCCGTAAAGCCGATTGACCTTAAAATTTTCCGCTCTCTTGTTTTTGTTTCTGCCATTCGTTCAAATCTCCTATTTTTAAGCAAATTAAACTACACGAAATAAACGGCAAATTTTGTCGTTTTCGTGTTTTTGTGTTATATATTAGTTAGTTAAACTAACTAACGAAAACAAGAGTACACCATTTGAAAATAAATGTCAAGTATTTGATATTTATTTTACAAAACTTCATACTTTTGGAGTAGAGAAATGACAACAATCGGATTAAGACTCAGAAAACTCAGAACTGAAAAACACTTAACTCAAGAGGCACTCGGCAAAATCATTGGAGTGTCAAAGCAAGCTGTCGCAAATGTTGAAAGTTCTCACAGTAATCCGTCGGTTGAATTCATGAGTAAACTATTTGATAACTTAGATGTCAATCTTAACTGGCTCATTTGTGGTTCAGGGCAGATATTTAATGCACCAAAATTTGAGCAGGTTGAGGGCAACCTGACTCAGATAGTGGAAGATATTTTGCGAAAAAATAAACTTATAAAGTAATGTGTTTGGTGAGATTGCTAAACAGTTCAACTGCGTAATCTTCACCGTATGCTACAACTAAAGCATACAAAA